ATCCATAATCTACTGGTTCAATGTAACCATCTCTTTCAAGAGGACTTCTCCAATGTGGAGCAAATCTGACATCTTTAGTAGTAAGTTCTCCACTAAACTTAAGTCTATCTGATCCTTTGTATGACTTGAATAGTTGTAGTCTAGTAGCCTGACCAGATAATTTGAGATTAAGAGTATTTCTAGATGGATAGAATATTGTCTTGACGTTATCAACATATCCATAAATCTGGAATAGTTGGGTATTCTCTCTTGGATTGAGTACTTTTCTATATCTAGATTCACTTGAGAATATTGAAATACCAGATCCGCGAACAGGTCTAGGAATAAATCTTTGCGTACAAGCGCCACTAATAGTAAACTTGCCTTCAAGTCCAAATACTCTGTGTTGTGGTGCCTGGCCAAGTCCAAGTTGACCATTAAGATTGATAGATCCAGAACCCTTAAATGATCTAGATCTATCTGTCGATAGATCTTGAGTTGTTGGACTTGGATCAACATGTAGAGATCCACTTCCAATATAATCAAACGATTTACTATAAGTTCCTTTAATACCGTAAGCGGATTTTTTAGTAGTATTGATACCACCAAATTTGTAACTAGTGGAAACAATTCCATAGTCTTCAAATTCAGTTGGAGTATCAATAATAGTTCCAAGATTTACATATTCAACTACTAACGCATCACTAAATGCAGACTCCGTTGTAGAAGTACTATCAAATGATACGGCCGAATTATCGAAGGAACTGCCATTAAGATCTGAGAGTAATCCCCAATCTTCCTCATCAAATGGTATAATTTCGGTTAGTGCATACTTGTAAGAAATCGAGTTTTGCGATTTTCCAACAAGTTGTTCTTGAACGATGGATTGAATATATTCGTTCGGATATTCTTGTGACGTACCTCCAGTAACCGTAAAGGTTGCAGTAGAGAATACTGGATATACGTTAAATTCTCTTGTTTGTGCAGAACTTGATAAAGTAAACTGAACTTTATCGCCCTTGTAATTGACAATATTGCTTTCTACGGCCTGACCAGTGATGGTCGGAGATGGTCCTGCGGCCCCAAAGTCTGGTATAACAAGTCTCTCCAGACCGCCACCGATTTCGAACAGGGTTCCAGAACCAATCCAGGTCGATCTGGTGCGTGATTCCTTACCAGTTCCTGTTACCAATATTGGGCCAGAAATTGCCGGTACAAATGCTTTGGTTGTCTTAGTAGTTCCAGATATACTTACAGAGCCAAAAGGAAGTACATCCGCAACTCTTGTCACAAATCCATAATCGTTAATATTGAATTGAAGTGCATCAAATTCTACGGGATCTGCAAGTTGCGAAACGTTGCCAAGATCTATCGACTCTATTACCGCCTCTGGTCCAGAAATAGACCCAAAGTCTTCGGTAATAAAGTAATCTACTCTAGTTTCATCGTAGACATAGACTGTTGGCATAGTTTAATTCTTATCATTTGATAAAAAAGGGGACTGCTTGATAACAAAGCAATCCCCCACCATGACAAATATTATATTTTTATTTATATATCAGTCAAGAGCGACGTTTAGAGTAATCTTAATTTGGTCACCATTGTTCTGAATGTTGTAAGGACCGTTTGTAAATCTCTCAGCATACATGATTGAACTGTAGAGAGTTGCAGTGTTAAGTCCAAGAACACCATTTGATGTTGCAGTCATAGATGGTGTAGTGACGAACTCATTTGCGTTAGGAACATCAAATACTGTATAAACATTTGACTCAAGAGTCGTATTTCCTGTACCAGCTGCAATATAGATTACGTCGCCTTTCTTGAGTTGGTGATTTACAATACCAATCTTACCAAAACTAAATGTAATTGATGGGTCAGTAGCAGTCTGAATGTTATCGATAAGTGGTTTATCGATGTAAACGACCTTCAGAGCTCTATCCAATCCAATAATTCTAGTTCCAGTTTGAATTCCAGCGTTACCAGCAACATATTGACCAAGGGTCAGATCATCAATTGAAATATCCGCGTCAACAGTGAAGTAATAGTTACCAACGATACCAATACATGGGTCAACGTTGGTTCCTTTAGTAATAGTTGTTCCGATTCCTACGCTAGCAGCATGAACAACGCCTTGGACGCTGATTGGCATGTTGTTCGCTCTAGTTACATAATATCCGTAGATGTTTCCTGCAGGTCCAGTAAACGTAAATGTCTGTTCTGGATAAGTTGCAGTTGTTCCACTACCAACGTTCTTAATAACCCAACGAGAACCATTTAAAAGGATTCCATACTGAGAACTATAGTTTTGATCTACTCTATTGTTTACACAAGTTGGATATCCAGTGTTAGCTGTGGTTCCATAACCATTAACGTTGCCATCAACATATGGTTCGAAATATGCAGTAGCTGAAGGAACGTCCCCTTCTGCTGGGGTTGTATTACTCGTATAAAGTTTTAGAACGAGGTTTCTTGGTGAAGTATCTTCAAGATCAGCCACAAAGTTATTTTGGGCGATCAGATAACGTAGAGTCTCAATTTCACCAATATTAGGAACTAGTAATGCCATCGAAACAACTCCTCTTAGGGGTTAGACTTTTAAGAACTATGATTATTTATAATTTTAATTTTAAAGAGATTAGGAATCTCCTAATATTAGATACGCTGATAACTTCAAAATCTAAAATATCACCCGCAACAATTGCAGTATCCCAATTATTTAGAACATCATCAAAGTACTTATCCGTGGAAATTAACTGTACTCTTTGGGAATTAGTGATTGTAGTGAAATTGGGATAATCATTAAAATTTGATTTCGTTATTTCAAATACAACTCCACCAACTTGATCCGAAAAAACTTTTATAGATTCAATAACTCCACTCACATCTAGTGTTACTTTACCTTTTTTGCCAGGAATCATATTCGAATTTCCACTATCAATCACATAATTGATAGTTCTTGTAAGATCCGCTGTTGTTGCAAGAGCAATTATAAAAACATCATCTGTGGTTATTGGTGGAACTGTAAATATAATATTACTTCCCGAAATAACAAAATCTTCTCCTGGTTCAAGAATCAAATTATTCTTGGATACAATCAGTTGTTGATTGTTTATCGGAGTATATACATTTCCCGTTGCTAATAAAGGAAATGCAACATTGGTTCCATTAAATTGCGAGTTGATATTGTCAAGTATGATATTACCATACTGTACTGACTTAGTAGGAATCTCATAATTTACTCCAATATTATATGGATCTGGAGTATTTACTGTTACAAAGTAAGAATTAGTCATCAGGAAACTCCAGGAACAACTAAAACATTCCCTTGGATAGGTCTTGATTTATACGCATTTGGAGAAGTCAAAACTAAATCATAGACATATCTACCACCCTCAATTGTTCCAGTTGCAGTGAATCCCATAGCAACTTTTACAACACCATTTAATCTATCTGGGAAAGTAACCACAAATGGATATGATCTTGTTGCTGCGGGATGTTTTCTTATTTGGGAAACAGCCGTATACCCAGTTAAATTTAATGGAGTATTGTTTTGATTTCGAAGCGTAAATGTAGCTTCGAAATCTACTCCCTGATCAACGACTAGATTGATAACTCTTGCTGCCATTTGTCACAGGGACCTATTTAAACTATTTATTTAATTTATCTAAGATTAATCGCATCATATCTTTCAATTCATCTACATCATTTTGCAATTTTTTCATCTCTTCAATTTCCATCAATTTTTTATTTTTTCTCTTCAAATAGGCATCATATTCCGCATCTGAACAATTTATAATTGCATTTGATGTGGTGTCTCTGTATAAAGACGTAGTGTTTTCGACTTTAATTTTCATTTCACTCATAATTAAATTGATGCGATTACTCTTAGATCACGAATTTTTGGAACATAAGCATAATTTGTTCCAGTCATAATAATTTTGACTTGGAATCCTGTGAATGGAGGCAAATTATTAGCATTATACTCATATTCACGATAATCATTCAATCCATTCGATGGAAGAATTCTCTTATCGGGCAATCCACTATTTTTAGCGATATCAATTGGCAGTCCATCTCCATCTAAATTATCATATCCAGGGAATAATTCGAATAATTGATATTCTTCAGGAGAATCTGGTCTGAAAATTCTATACATAACTCTAATGTCATTTGTAGAGTGACGATACGCATCGAACATGACTTTTAATCCGTCTGCAGGTTTTTCCAACCTCACTGGTTTAGATAGATATATTGCAGCGCTAGGATCACCATCTAAGGAATTGACTCGAAGATCGGTAGCATAGTCAGAGACCTTGGAGTTAATCCTATCCATTGTAGTAATAATATTAACTCGGTCCAAGTCAATCATTGGACTTACTTTTGGATCAGATGTGGATAAAGTAAACTCCATAGTAAATGATTTTCTTCCTGGGAAATCTGTCAATTTAGAAAGTTCATTTACCTTAGAAGCAATAGTTCTAGGTGAATTGAAGAAATTGATATTTCCAAGAGAGATTGGTTCAAATCCTTGATCAATAAATGGAGTGAATCCTCCGTCTACACTATTACCAGTAAATGTTCTCACTCTACCCGAAACAGAAGTTCCTTCTGGTTGCAGAACTTGTACATTTGGAGTCAATGCATTGAATGGTATATTTTGTGTGGCTCTTGGTCCAACGGGCACACCAACAATTGCATACTGTGTCTCATAACTACCACCAGATTTAGTTTCTTTAAAGAACAATTCTGGTAAACCATTTGGGTTTCCAATAGATCTATCGACCCCTCGACTACTTACACCAACATTAATCCAGTATGAATCAATATCAATTGGATATTGTTCCAATGAAGTGTTTGCTAAACTATGTTCTGCATTTATTCTACGCAAAGAAATGCCATTTAATTCGTATTTGGTTACCAAACTATTAACTGGATGTTCATTTGCTTTCGTGTTGTCTATAGCACGAGTAATTCCAGTCAATGTACCTAAAGCGCTAGAAACTCCAGTATATCTAATAATTTCATTTCCGATTAATACATATCCAGGATTTGTTGCATTGATATCATAGTTTTCAAATGAATTGAATATATTCACAGATGAAACACTGATATCATCGGTGCTCGAACTACTATATGTCGATGTAAGTTTTTCTGATTTGGTATCTGACTGAACGCCATCTAAGACAACTCTATCAAAAGAGGAATACATTCCGTGGTTATTGTGTTTTACTCTGAAATGTAGTCCATCATTTAAAGTATTTGCAGAGTCCACGGTTGCACCACTTACGATAGTTGTTCCGCCTGCACCAACATAAACAATTGCAGAACCACCATCCACTTTTGGCGTACCTTGAAGATTATCCAATATCAGGGTATTATATGCACTAATTATTCCAATATTATTTGGAATAGTCAAAATTAGATTTTTACCAAAACCACCAGTATCTGCAGAATTAACTGTTAAAATATCTCCCGCAGCATATCCAGTACCACCAATAGAAACAGTAGCTGCAACAGCCACTCCAGAATTGACCGATAGTGTGACCTTGGCTCCGAATCCTTTTCCTGTTTTAGAAACTAATGGGACGTTAGTATATGTAACTGCCCCTGCGGTAAATCCAGCCCCAATAGAACTCAGACTTAATTCACTTCCAATTCCAATGGATCCTAAAATTTTACTTAATTTTGAACTAAAGTTTGGATTATTTTGTTGAATAACTGTTATACCTGGTGACAGATTAGTTACTTCACTTGCACTCAAACTCTTAGCCAAACCAACAATAACCGATCTAGATACCATATCGAGAGGATTTTCTCTCAATGAGGCAATTTGTCTGTTTCCAATATCTAAATCTGGATTATAGAATCTAACATTTCCAGACTGTGATGTAAATTCGGCTCTATATAAATTAAATTTCAAATCTTCTAATTGACTTGGATCCCAAGTAGCTCCATTTTGTGATTTAAATAACGATCCAAGTAAAGGTTGTTGTGAAACAATAATCTTTTCAGAATCTGGTTTATTAATTGTCGTTATATCTTCCTCGCCCATCCGAGAAATAAACACAGTATATTCATTTGAAGCTGATAGTAGTACTATAGAATACTCTCCACCACCTTCACAATATACTGGGGATGGGAATGTAAATGTTGTTGGTACTGTTCCATCTGTTGATGTAGAAACTTGATCTGGATCCAAAACAACTTCACCAAAAGGTAATATTGTTTGTGTTGGTAGTCCAGTTTGGAGAGTTCTTACTTGTAAAGTAATTGGCAAACTCTTGGTATCTTTACTTCTGAAGAAGACATCGCACTTAGTCAAGTATATTCCATTGATATCTGGAACTTCAAAAGATTGTGCAAGTGGATCTACCCATCTAGTTTGTTGAGTAGTTCTATTTGCAAATGAAGTATCAGCAACAACTCTAGTATCACTTGAGGTTAAAGTTCTAGATTGTGACTGAGGGATTCTCTGTACATCAGCATTCCTTATCCTCAAAGTACTCGCTTCTACATTCTGTAAAGTACCCGAAGAAGTGAAATTAGCCTCTGCAGAACTATCTGTTAGTCCAGAAATAGTTTCATTCGTAGCACTAGTGGTCAGAGTAAATGTCTTTGTTCCTGTATTAAATGAAGGAGCGGATGGAACAGTTGGATCGGGAATGAATATAGATCCAATCAGAACTCCCGCTTGATCAGTAATCAGTCTTATATCTTTTACCGTTGCAATAGCACCACTGGATTGTCCGACTAAACGCATTCCAGTAGTTAAATATCCATAATAACCAGATGCAGACTGCAACTCCAATGAAGCAGTATCCACATTAAGAGTAGTAGCTGTCGATGAGTATATACTTGATAACGAATCTGATGGTGAATATGGGTTTACCTTATATACTTCAGATGGAGTATTATATGGTCCATACTTATGATTTTGCTGAGCTAGTCGGAATCTGATTGAAGCTGTTCCAAAACTACCAGCAACAACTTCCCCTGTTCCAAAAGTACCACTAACCATTTCAATTTCAATTAGTTTTGGAATAATATACTTATTCATATCAACATTATCGAAGAAGGAATACATCCTTGTATTTGGTTTTAGCCTCTTACAAATGAATTCGATATTCCTAGATCTCATTGTAGTAACAACATCCAGTGATACTACCTTATCACCGAGACTTGTCGAATCAAATCTTTCCCCTACCCTAAATTGAATTCCTTGTCTAGTTTCATTAGTCGTAGTAGTTACTGTCTGTTCTCTAAATGAAACCGTTCTATCCTGGATTCTAGTTGTAGTTGTAATTGGAATTCCTCTTCCACTTTGGAATGAACCAGTATTTTCACGTTGTCCAGTTACACTAGAAGTACTATTACTGAATAATGTTGGTCCATTTGAAATTGATTGTCCAGTCCAATTAGTTTCCCAAGAACCCCAGTCAATTGGAGAAATACCACTATTGCTATCAGCCCCCGTTATTCCAAGAGAGGCAGAATAACTTCCCTCAATATCATAGGTTCTTGCACTTCTTCTAGTCTCAATCCAAGTGTCTGTAGATGGATTCAGTTCAATCTGACCGATCCAATTAACAACCGCAAATGGGTTTACATTTTCAATTCTTGTTGCAAATCTATTTTGAATGAAAATAGTATTGGTGTAGTTTAAACATACTACATCACCAACTCTTTTTACATTAGAATCTCCTAAGTCATCTACAAACCTATAGTCAGCTGATGGGTTTGAAGAAACTGCTGCGCCAACAACAACCTCAGAACCCAAAAGAAGATCAATAGAGGTAGTGTAGTGAGATGGTCGTAGTCTACCTTCGGTCGTATCTACACTTGCTCTATAAAGAACGTTATTTACATCTCCACCTAAAACCGATTTAAAGTTATCTACAAAAAATCCTGACTTGAACCTATCGAAATTAGTCTGACCATCTCTGAGGGTCATGTTTGATGTTTCACTTTCAAGAAGAGACAATGCAGTATAATATTCAACGTTCTTTAATCTCTTTTCGATAACAGAAATATCTCTCATTCGATATCTCTTATGTGCATTCAGAGATAAGGAAACTTGATCAGTATTGTAAATATATGGAGGTAAGATAATAGTTCCTATTTCTAAAGCACTATCAATTACAGTAGGTACTTTGGGATTTAGTGCAGGAACTCCTCGGGAAATATTAAAAACCCCCTCTTTAGTTAAAAATAACTTATCAATTCTACCAACATAAAAATCATATGATAAATTTGTAGACTTATCTTTTGCTAAGATATGAGAAGATGACGAAGTATATGGATTAAATATTCTAGATGCAAATTCAAAGGGAGAATATCCAGACCCAGATGCGTATGGAGTTACTCTTGGTCTTACATCTATAATATCAGATGCAGAGAATCCAGAAATTCTTGGTAAATCGTAGGTATATCTATCTTTATCATAAGAATTGATTACTACAAAATCTCCTGGATCGGATTGATCTATGTAGTAGTTATTGTAGATGACTTTCAGTCTTCTAGTTGGAGATGTTGATCCAGATTTTCTTATGATCGCAGAATAATCAACATAATCTCTCGTTTGTCCTGGATCAAACTCAAAATTAGATTTAATATCTCTATCTCCAGGAATAAACGAACTTACAGTTGCCGTTATTCTTGATTCTCCAAAAGAAATAAATTCATTAATCTCGAAACTATTTTCATTCAAATATACAAACTCAACTTCATTTGAACCATTAGTCAAGACAAAAGCAGCCGCAGCTCCAGAATTTTGTCCGATTATAGTTTCTCCTCTAATTGCATTTAAGATATTAGAATTTAAGTTGGATAGAACAAGTCTTGGTAATTGTGGATCTGAATTATTTGACGATTCAAAAATTCCAATTACTGATGATACATCTGGAATATCAAGAGAAATTCGTTTATCTTGGACTCTAGTTCCGTATGCAGAACTATAGGTTAAACCATCATTTAAACTTGCTGTACTAATTCCAGAAGCATCTTTACTCGATTTATCAATTACTTTTACACTACATCTTTGATATACTTTCTTCTTTGGACGTAAATTGACCTTTTTCCACGTAACTGTCAGAGTGGCAGATCCATTTTGACTAATATTTGATAAGGTTATAGTTCTTCCACTTACGGTTAATTTTTGATTATTAAGAGATTCTACTGCTCCAGTAGAAGTAAATGATAAACTATAATCTTCTTCGTCAAAAGGTTCTAATGTAAGATTGGAATCAGTCTCTAATACTTGGCTAAATGCACCCGAAGATACTGTTATGTCATATGACTTTCTTATTACTATGTCCGAAGAAGAAAGATCCGTATTTGCTATGTTTTTTCTAGTTAAATCGGCAAACAAATACGCTTGTCCTGCATTTTTTACTCCCAATGAAACAGAGAATAAATCATTCACAGTCACCTGAGAAGTAGGTAAAGCTCCAGTATTAATTCCAGTTATATTTGATGTTGCCTCTAAAACGATATTTCTAGAAGCAGCATTTACTTCCTTAACTCGATTATATGTAGGTACTGTAAATCCAGGCAAGCTATATTGAATTACATCTCCCGTCTTAATACCAACCGAGAATGAAGCATTTGGGGAAGTTGCAGTAGAAACTCCACCAGAAGCGGCACTAATTGTAAATTGACTTCCCGAAGGTGCAAGTAATTTACCTGTGTCTAGAACTGGATCTGCGGTAAAATTAACGCCAGAAGAACCCGCAATTTGATAAACATCAGATATTGTGTGATCGGATACTTTTGTTACTATTCTAGAAATCTCTTCACCATTTACTAATAACTCTTCTCCTGCCTGGAAAGTACCAGACACTTGATACAATACCATTTGTCTGACATCATTAACTGTCTGGAAAAGATGACCAGATGCATTACTACTTCTACCTTCAACAAAGGCTGGGCCCGTTAATAGTATATGTGTGTTTATTTCCAAATAAGTAAAGGTTTGGACATCATATAATGATGCTTCAAATTTTGTAGTTTTATCTACATATTCAGAATTCTTCAACTTCAAATCATATAATCTAGCTACACCAATCTGGATTCCAGATGGAGTTCCAGGAGTGCTTGTTCTTTGGTTGTATAATCTAACCTGAGATGTTGTTCCAAATCCAACAGGTGCGGACCCATAGACATTATTTACCTCAATTTGCCTACCGAGAGTAAATTGTACAGATTCATTTTCTTGTTTTTCGGTAGTTCTTGTTTTTGGTAAATCTACATTAGTGGTATTGATTGTTTCGAGTTCATACCCCCTAACATATGCTTTACCTGGACTTATCGATAAAGTAAGAAGATCTTCGGATGGAGTATTGCCACCTATTGTTTTTGAGTTTTCAAAATAAACTCCATTATTGCCCTGTCTATCATTTAATGATTCCCTAACGGTGACTGTAAATGGTTTGACATAATAGTCTCCAGACTCATCAAATGTTCTTCTGGCTAATTCATCTCTAATTAAATTATAATTAGAATTTTTGACAAATTTAGAAACAATTCCCTTTTCAACTCTCAATAATTCAATAAAATCTTCATCATTAAAATCATTCAAAGATTTTTTGATTAACGTGGTAGTTAATTTAAATCTGTCGGCACCAGGTGCTGCAAAGTTAGAAAATCCTTTTGCATTGTCAAATAAGTCGTTGTCTTCAGAAGATGCAGTGACGACCTCTTCATTAATTAATAGTCCAACCCTATAACTGGGTTGATTGGAATATTGATCTAAGATTACAGTTTGGGATGATACGTTTACGAAGAATCCTCTAATAAAGTAGACGCCTTCTGCAATTTTAGCAGCAGATCCAACTCTTGTGCAATCAGATATGACGGTAGTTGCAAAAGTGGATCCAGATCTTATATTAGAAATGGAATACTGAACTTCATCCAACGTAATTAGATTTTCGCCATCATTAAAAGTTTGATTTGAAAAATCATTGTCACTAGAACTTTGATATTTTACGTATAGAGTGTAATTTTTTAATTCGGACTCAGAATTTGTTATATAACTTTCTACCTTTGCGGTGACTCCGCTTGTCTCACCTTTAATGGTTTTGCCAACCAATGCATTCAAATAAACTGATACTGGTATACCAAGGTGCGTTTCATCAATTTGTACAGAGGTATATTCGGAATCATAAGCAAGTTGTCCTGGAATTACTACAGATCCTTCTTTGAAGAAATGTTTTCCAAATTTTTCAATTTGATTCTGTAATATTGATTGTAAAGTCGTTAATTCTCTTGCCTGAATAGGAAATCCAGGTTTGAAAAGTACTTTTTGATAATTTTTTGACTCAGAAAAATCATCAAAATATGGAGATGCGTTTAGGTTAGTATTTTGTGGCATTTTGGGTTAGAACTCCAGTACAATCTTAATATCTTCTTTTTGACTTGAGGACCTAGGAATAGCAATCCTATTATCTATGTAGATAATTTCTCCAGACTTTGTGCTGTACTCAGCAGAAGCAATTCCAGCAACAAAATTGACTCCTAATTGATATGTCGTGTTATTTATTGATGTAGAAACACCTGTAAAATCATTATTAATTTGTAAAACTGGTCCTGTTATAGAAGAACAATTAATCGTTAATCCATAACCAGCGGAAGGATTTGAAGTAAATGGGATAATCTTATAACCACTTTCACTAGATGCCAATCCCATTGGTTGATAGTACTTCAGAACACCCGTAGTTGGATTCCAAGCCGCAACCAATCCAATGGCAGTAGATCCTAAACCAACGGTTTGTGTAATTGTTGAATCAACTGCATACGTAGTCTGAGTTGCAAGTCCAACTAATTTTAATGATTTAAGTCCACTGACAATAGAGGCATCTAGAAGTTCATATCTACTGCCAAAGACTGTAGGATTTTTTATAACTCCAATCCTGGCAAAATCGTTACCTTCGATAACATCTGGGTTTGTTTCCAAAGTTTCGAATCGGGTATAGAGTAAAACTCTATAAGCTCCAAGTTCCCTATAAACATCTGCACCATGTCCGCCTTTTGGTGGAATAATAACATCAAATCTAGCTCTGGATGTCGTTCCAATTCCAGTATTTGTTAAATTTTCTAAAGAACCACCTGGTTCACTTCCTGGAGCTCCAGGATAAAATTGAATACTTCCGTGAGTATAACCAGATCCCCCATCTGTAACAAAAACTTCAGAAACTTTACCAAAAGAATCGATAGTAATAGTAGCTTTACCTCCAGTACCATCCCCCAAAATGGGAACGTTTGAGAATGAAGTAGAAATTGGCTGATAACTAGATCCTCTGTTATTAACGACAATTACTTCAATTTTTCCATCAATAGCATTTCCTCTCGTTGAAATTGATTCTCCTTCAAATCCCCAATTTTCTGGGACGGGAATATATTCGATAGAATCAAATTTAACTACTTCCGATGGTTTAATCGTGTAAAGATATTTCCAAACGTAACCATCGCCACTAGTACCAGCTGCCCTTGGTTCAAGGTCAATAAATGTGGGTTGGTCATACGAAGGTCTACCCTTTGGGTTCTCTGGATCTGATCCATTTTGAAGACATATATACACCCTAAGATCTTCATTAATTACATAATAATTTGATTCGTACAAACTAGCTTGACTAGTTATTGGAGTCAAATTATATATGTTATAATCATGACGATACATTTCATAAGTTTGTCCTGCTGTCCATTGCACTTTTCGTACTAATCTCCTGACATCTCTATCTGTTATTTTCTTCATAGCAATAACAGATTCTTTAATTTCATTCTCCTCTTTAAATCCATCCAATGGAGAAGGAGTATTAGTATTCCAATCTGGTGTTCCACCAGCCTTTGTATTTGTAGATCCAGGTAAACCAATAAATGCATAATATTTGTTTACTGTGGATCCTACACCAACAAAACTTTGAACAAAAGTTTCTGCGTTAAGAATTCTAAATTGATCTGATATAATGGCAGGCATTTTAAGACAGTTTTTTCTATATTTATGAGGTTATGTTAATGGTTTAGTTCTAGTGATCAAAGGAGCGGTAGAAAATCCGACTAAACCATTATCGGGGTTCACAAAAAATTGTTGAGGGTTTCCTACAGATCTATTTTGATAGTCATAGATTATACCCCAAGAATATTTCCCATAATATGGAGTTAATGCCGTTGTACCAACACCAACTTGTATTTGGTTGCTACTATTTGGACCTGGAAGGAAAGAACAAGTTACTGTAACAATCCCACTTGTTATATCGGCGGAAGTTACCGAATCTACTCTATAGACTCCATTAATAGTAGAATATGCAACACCTACTTTATTTACGGGATAGTTATTTAATCCACCAATATGTGTACTTATTCCAGTTAAAGCATGACCCACTACAACTGGACTATCGTAGATGATGAAGTAATCCCCAATTTCAAGTTGACTATTATTTACTCCAAAAACATTAAGTGAAGAATATCCATACCCCAAATTAGTGTTATCATTAAATTCGGACTTAAGTTGGAATTCAAGTCTAGGAGCAAGACCATTTATAGATTGTCCTGGAATTTGAGTATTAATGCCAACTATAGTACCAAAATCTCCTTTGGTTTTATATGAAAATAATGTTTCTTCTTTAGTGGTATCAGATTCAACCAATACTGGTGGCGAACTGAATTGTTCATATCCAAATCCACCATTAATGATAGTTACTGATGTAACTATTCCATTAGATACGGAAGAAACCGCAGCTGCTCTGTTATAAATTGGATCAGCGTAAAATACTGTAGCTGCACCACCAACAGCAATAAATCTATTTTCTCTACCAAAAGGAGTAAATGCTATGTTATTTACGGGTTGATTTTGATTTGTTTCTCTAATAATCCAGTTAATTAAATCAAGAGAATAGTAAAGTTCTCCAGTTGCACTTAATGCAATGTATAAATTATCAACGAATTTTATTTTTCTAAAGTTAAATGTTGCTGGATTTACAGCAACAGCTGCATTAATAGTACTAAATGGTTCCCAATAATTCTTATCATAGGAAACTACAATTGTCCCCGAATCACCGACTGCAATGAATCTTCGTCCATCATAAATTATATCTCTTAAGTTTTGTACTGTATTACTTTGTTTTTGTGACCAGAATTTACTCGTTGTTGATGCGAGGATTATTCCACCATTTCCAACAGCTATGAATTCATTTTGAGCATGTGTGACTGCATATAAACCTTGAATTGTGCCAGAATATTGACTAAACAATGTTGTTGTACCAATTCCAACTCCATTGAATATACTTCCCCCCAAACCAACGGCAACCCAAGAATCATTGGTGGATTCATACATAACATCATTAAAGGTTCCTTCATAAGTAGAATCAAATATGACACTAAGTCCAATAGCAGGAATCTGTCTTTCCTCTTTAAGAGATATTGGAGTCCAAGTAGATACTGTGGTTCCATAAGATACAGCTTTTGCTGCTTTGCCATATTCGCCGACCGTTAACAATGTCCTTTTATCCGAAGCAACGTCAATTGCATTAAATGTTATGGTATCCCCAAATCCAATTTTACCTCTTTCCCAAAAAGTTCCACTTAATGTATTGATGAATTGACTACTATCACCAACCGCAACTACGGGTAGAGACCTAGTTATTCCATTTAGACTTATGGAAGTAGAAATAGAAGTAATAACATCAAATTTCCAGTCCCGAATCGGATCTTTTCTTGTAATCTTAGCGCCAGATATAGAAACTATTGGATTAGTAATATTGAAATATCCAGATCCAGAAGAAGCTATACTTAAAGATGAAATACTTGAAGATGCAGATACTCTTGAAGTTACCAAAGCAGGAGATATATCAAGGTTCTCAAAAATCTTCAGATGTCTTTCAGATTCGACTAGTAAATCAACTTCACTAAAAACTGGGAATGCATTTGCTACATAGATCTTAGTATCTGTTGGTCCAATATCTTTAATTGGATATGTTGCTGGAGAAACTTTAGCTTTATTATTAAGTCTAGATTTAGAGTAATATACTCCTGTTAGAATTTTATCTACTTTTTGTTTTTCCCAACTTAGAGGTCTTTCATTATCTTGGTTAGTATCAATTCCAACACTATCATATGTGAATGTTTCCATCACATCGGAAGCAACGATTCTCTTTGTAGTTCTTGGGAACTGATCTCTATCAAGAAGATCTATTTTATTCTCTTTAATTTGTACCACATCACCAGGTTTGATAGTGGGAATGGGTTCAATAAGTTCCACATCAGCATCAGAACCCCTATAGTAGAACACAGAACACTTTGAATTTTCTTTTGGAGCTTCACTAAAGACTATTCTACTTCCTCGGAAAATGTAAGAATCTCCAGGAGTTTGTAGAATATCATTAATGTATATAAAAATATTATTTGTTATGTCCAAATCAGTTCCAGGTTCTGTTTTTAGACTTAATATAGATGTAACTCCACCCGTAGTAACAGAAAGTGTAAATTTCTTCCTGACTCCATTGAAGAACTTCGAAATATCATCAAATAATATAAATTGTCCAGGATAGAATCCAAAAAACTTATCATTTGCTACTTCTAAAACAGTCAGTTCGAATTCCGTTAAAATACCAACTCTAACATCCGTGGATATTCCAGAAACTCTAAGTCTATCTCCTACCTTATACCCAACTCCTTCTTCCGTAACATCAAATACTCCAATCTCACCACTGATATTGATTGACAAATCACATTTAGATTGAACACCTATTCCCGTTGTTCCAAATCCAACAATTCCAGTTGGATATTGTAGAGGTAAATTAAAATAAGGATTGGGAGAAGCTATATCTAAAGATACTGGTTTTTCTATTGTACCTGCCCTATTATAAATGTATCTAGATGTGAGTAATCCACTCTGAACTCTGAATTTTGCAGCATCGTAAACTTCCAAAACATAAAATCCATCACCATATTGTTCAGAAATTAAATCATAAGCAGCTGCATATGGAGTTGGATAACGAACTGCGTGTTGTACAGTTCCACCAGAGGTAAATGAATAATGTGTAATTGTAGATGGACCAACGTTGACGGAGAATACAGTTGATGTTCCAACATTAGTGACAAATACCCCATTATATGCGGGATCAGTAGTTCTCGGGAAAGTAACTACACCAACACCATTATCATAACCACAAGTCATAGCAATTCCACTCAGAAGAACAAAGTCCCTTTGTTCTAAGTAATGATCAGAATCTGTTGTAATCGTTGCTATACCAGTAATATTGTCATAAGTTACATTTTGAATAGAAACTGGAGGCCAATAGTTTGTAGTCATTGCAATACCAGAAACTATTGCAAAATCATCAGTTTTTAGTCCATGACCTTCATATAGAGTCCAAGTTCCTGTTAATTGTTGGTGTGTATGAATTCCGACTGTCGAAATTCCAATGTCTACAGTAAATTCAAGTGTGCTAACTATAGATTTTACAGCATAAAATTCATTGGAGTTATATGGAAATGTAGTATCACCTAATGGAGTACTGAATCCAATACCAGATAACCTAATGACATCGTTTATTTGCAACCCATGAGTGTTTGTACTCATGATGGTTGCTATTCCTGTCGTTGGTGTATAGTAAACGTTTGCAATTGTTGTAGTAATACCTAATTGCTTTCCATAACCAGTTATAGTAGTAACACCAGAACTTGGTTCGTAATCAACATATGCAACGTTGTGACTTACATAATAATTTTGACCAGGATCTATAATTGACAATCCCGTTACTAGTCCGACTTGATTTTTTTGAACTACTCCTCCACTTGTATATGATAAATTAAAGGTACTAAGTCCAACAAAGACTTCGAAGGTATTAGTAGTAACTCCAAGTATATCAAATCCAACTCTATTAACAGACTCAAGAATTCCAGTATCTATTCCAGCCTGAACTAATCCACCACCAACATATGTTAATGCGGTGGTTCCTACTCCACAATTAATTTGAACATTATTGGTAGATCCAACCGATATAATTGGATACCCATCTTCCCTAAAAGTAAACGTTGTTATACCATTAGTTACCTGCACCTGAGTGACTAAAATATGTCTGGATGAATTTGTATCGGTTCCAATATAATGTCCACCAAAAACAGATATTGATGCTATACCAGTAACAGGATCATATTCAAATGTGTTTATATTTCTTGCCGTTGAGATAGCAGGAAAAGTAAATCCAACTCCAACTACTCTAACTCTTTCTCCAGTTGAATATCCATGGGATGTTGACGTGGTAAACGTAACTATGCCAACATATCGATTATAGACCGCCGTAGAGATGTTATACGTGTTTGGATCCAGTGTACCCAAATATGCAGTAACTAGTCCGCCAGACCCCTGAGAGCTGCGAATAGTACACTTTGGTGGAGTTCTATATCCCTGACCAACTCCAGTTAGTTTTACTTTGGTAATTGTACCAGTAGTCCCAACACCAACAACTCCAGCTGCGGGAAGTAAAGAGTAATATCCAGATCCAGTGGTCAATCCAACTTTTGTTATTCTTCCCGCTCGTGGAACCCCACTTAAAAAATTTATCTTATTCTCATCCGAATCTACAACGGTAAAATCAAGTCCTGGAGTTTGACTTACATTATTGATAAGTATAAATGGATTATTGTTAATATCCGATCCAGCATTTACACTATTATATGCTGCAGTAACGTTACTTAGATTTTCAGTTAATTTGAATTCGGTTCCAGCAACACCAGTAAATTCGAGAGAAATATCATCAAAAATTAAATTTTTGTCTTTAGTTTCGTTTGGATCTAATTTTCTTGAAAATATTCTTCCAGTAAATGTGGACCCAGTTTCCAATCCAACCAAACCAGTTTTTCCGTATGGTGGAGAAGAAAAATAGATATTGTCCTGAATAATATTATAGTCACCCGAAAAAACACTACTTACGCCCGCAGTATGTACCCCAGGGGAAGTACCAAATACGCCTCTTTCTACGAATACCTGTCCGCCAGTAGTTGTGGAAAATACAGGATAGTATCCAGCACCAGGATTAAATATAACAATTTCCCTTATTGTGCCGACTCCACTAATAACGGGGTAAAATACTCCTTCAGTTATGGGAGTTTGAGTTCCTTGTATTGATATTTTTGGTGGATCGGTTTTGGCATATCCAGAACCACCAAAAACTACTTCTATCTTCTCAACACCGTAATCAGAATCAAAAAAGGGTCGTAATACGGCACCCGATCCAGGAGTAACTCTAGTAGGCATCTATAGTTACCTCAACTAATATTTAAAGAACTATTGCAATAAACCCGTGTTTCGCCAAAACCATCTCGGATGATACTGAAAGTTAATATATCTTCCTGATTTGTTGATGGCGGTGGATTGCCCCCAACCCAACGAATTCCACCAGAAATAAGAGATCCATTTACTCTACAAAGGTCACCATATGTTGCAGATGCACCTGCATCATTAATAATCGTAACGGTGGTTGCTTTACCATTCAATGTACTTACATTTGTAAATGCCCAAGTTGTTACCGAGGTTGTCAATCCACCAAGTATTACCGTTCCTTGAGATACGTCTACGGTTAAGGTTCCACCAATAGCAGTTAAAGAACTAGAAAAATTACCAATTACTTTTTCAGTAATAGACCCATTTAAATGTGTAGTTCCCGTGAATGTAGAAATTCCAGTTACAGAAACATCTCCCGTAACCGTTAAATGTGATTGTGGTGCAGTCGAAGCTATTCCAACCTTACCATCTTTTGTAACTACAAAACTAGTAGAATTTACTACTGGATTTTGAGAAACACGTATTGCGTGTCCATTACTCTTAGGAGTTACTTGCAATACAGGTATTTCTGGATCATACGAAACAACTTCAAATTGAGAAGTTGGAGCTGATGTTCCCACTCCAACTTTTGATTTTTCAACCCTAAGCATAGTACCAGCAAATCCAACTTGAAACGGAGTGTTTGCAGGTACACCAAATTTCTCAATAATTATTCCACCAGTATCAGTATAACTAAAGGTAGATACACCTGTAGAATTAATACTAATATCTGTAGTTACAAATCTAGAAACCTGAGCATAAGTTGATGTAGAAGCAACCCCACATGCAGTAGAATACCCCGCAGTGGTTGCGTATGAAACAAAACTTACAAGATTACTGCCATCACCAAACACGTTATATACTTCGTTAAAATTTGAATTAATTTTTAACGTAGCTGCAAGTAATGTATCTCCAGTCCCATCATTGGGAGTTGTTCCCGTACTAATACCCTGTTTAGCCATTATTTGAACGTACTTTTCTGTTATTTATAGTTAATATGGAGGTCTATCATCAGAAGTAACTAACGTACTGTCCACAGAGGTGACCGTAGAATTAGCTCTATTCTTATCATAATAAAAATTCTGGTCCACTGTAGTTTCGACATCAGCAGTTCTGGAAATAACAAATGATCCCTTACCGATGAATTTTACTTTTAGGTATTCGTCATTAATCTTGATCAAATCATCTGTTCCAAGAGAATTTATACCTGCGCCAACTGTTATTTGTTGATCTTCAGTTCCAACAGGAGCTGTAACACTCACTGATAGTTTTTTATTACGAATTGGACTTTGAATTATACCATCAACCAAAATTAAAGAATTTTGAGTTGGATTGGCATATCTAAGTAGATGGGTGCCAGTACCAAGACCAACAATATCAAATGCCAATGAGGTAGTGAGACCAGATAGTCTAAATTTAACATCGTCTATTTTTTGAACATAGACTGTAGAAGGCATTACATTACTTCCCAATTCGGTTGGAGTTAAATACAAATTGTCGGTAGGAGTCGATCCTCCAATGTAAGTTCCTGCAATAGAAATTGTATTAGTTCCAGCATAACCAGAACCTCCTGTAACGACCGTTACTTTGGATATATCAGTATTGACATCTCTTTCTACATTAAACACTGCTCCAGACCCAGAACCATCATTAGTAGAAGGTACATTTGAGTACACCGTCTGTATTCCAGCTCTAGTACTTGCTACTTTTGTTACAACAAAAGATAGATCATTAGTTGGGGAAGTTCCCCCCATAAAAGTACCAGCTATACTTACAGTTTCCCCAACTTGATATCCATATCCACCCTCTCTCAGTAAAATACTGGTAGAAATTGGAACTCCTGTAGATTCACTATAGGTGATGAGAACCTCAAACTTAGCTCCAGTTCCATAAGTAGATATTCCAGGGATTCCAGTACCAAATCCAAATACTTTTGCTCCAACTATTGGACTTGCAGTAGTGGATATACCAACAACTGGACCAACAACAGAGAAATTGTATCCATTTTCAAATAATGCACTGCCGCCGGCACCAGTAACAGACATGACAATATCTCTTGTGCCTGTTGTGTGAGATGTAGTTGCAATACCGAGAACTGTACCTCCTTGAGTATCATAGACCAATTCTTGTCCACTTTGGAAATTATGATTAGGAATGCTAATTACATTATTAACTAAATCAACGACAGATGATGACGCTGAATTGAATGTGGATCTAAAAACGGGAACTCCATTCTTTGTTGTTAATTTAAACTGAGTATTTCCAATTAGGTTTCCTGCTCTATCATATCTTCCATTAAATCCATTACTTATATCATCTAGTTTCAAAACTTTGTTAGTTTTATTTAAAATATAACCCTTAAGTGGTCTACCCTCAGGGAAGAAAATTCTTTGGATAGAATTGTCTGGAAGAGGATCATCCTCAGTTATCATAGCAAAGTTTGATTTGGTGCCCATGTAAACTTCATTATCAATATTAATAATTAAAGACACATCTTGAGAAATTGCCTTAACCTTCATATTAGTTGACTTAGCCAACCCAACATTTACATAATTAAATGTTTTTGCATCTTTTTGTGGATCACCAAATATTTTTAAATCTGAAAATTCTCTAAATCCAGATGGGTGAATGATTGACCTAACCGATTCTTTCCAAGAATCATATGGTATAGAACTATTAATAGAGTAAGAAAACTTCTGATAATAAAAATTATCAGATATTCTTTGAAGATACTCATTCAATATTCCTTTTGACTTATCAATATCCCCAAGTTTATCTCTTGTAATTCCCAATCTTGTTCTAATATTAAATTTATTAACTGCTTCGACTTTACCGACTAATTTTGATTGTTCCCCGTACAATACATCACCAACTCTTAATTCACCTACACTATTAGTTAATCTAAGTTGATTTATGTCACTGTCATAACCATTTTCAGTTACATTAGCAGTAAACTTTTTAGATATAACTTTTTCACCAGAAACATAAGAAGAATCGTCAATAATTTTCATACTAAATTTAGCCATGTCATTTTCATTGATGACAGAACCTAAGGTGAAGTCATCGTCATATGCACCTAAAGTTCCAGTGGCAATCCCAACCATACTATAAGTAACGGTATAATTTAATGTATTGATGCCAACTACATCGAAGAATCTATATCCATAATCAATAGAATTAAAGTTCAATTCACCCAAATTTACAGAATCTGGCTTCAATCTACACCCTTCGATATAAATTCTATCTCCAATAGCAAATGGGAATTTAACTTCAGATGTTGCATATCCAGCAGTAACTGGTTTATTAAATTGTGGGTCTAAAAGTAATTCTAAAGTTACTAGATTACTTGAATGAGTGATCGTATCAATATCATATCCATTAGAATTAGTAACTGGAATAACAGGTAACGGTTCTGTAAATTCATATGCGTTTTCTTTAACTATTACATCGACTACAGAACCTCCATTTACAACAGCATCTAGTTTTACTTTAGTATTTCCCAAAACAACTAGTCTGGGTGGTTGCTGATAATTCCTTCCACCATCCGTAATATCGACTCTAGATATTCTAGATATTCCACTTATATCGCATATTGTCGGAACACTTAAAAATGGAAGTAGGGTTGGGTCAGTAGGATAATCAAATCCATCTTTTACCCTTTCCATAGAATCAATTTGACCAATTCTCCCACTATTGATTTTAATAACTGCATCTTTACCTGAAATAGATTCAAATCCAATAACCTTTGGTAGTTTAGAATAACCTTTACCTGGGAAATTAATCTTTGTCCTAGATACAGGGCCAACTGCAAATGGTGAATCTGTTTCGTAATATACAGTCGATAGTCCCGACTTGGTTATGAAATTTTCATAGAATGCTGGTTTTTTAATCAAATTGAAAGAGAAATTTTTGGAATCAGCAACAACAATTGCGTGATTTCCACTCAAAATACTATCATTAATTGTTATAGAATTTCTTCCTGGAATACTATCATCACTAGTGATTTGATTTTTTCTAACATCCGTTGGAGTAATTGGAGTTAAATTATAAAATGACTTTTTAGGAAACTCCGTTACCGTGGAAATTATGACTCTAGCACCAACAGTACCAACAACACCTTCACGTAAAATGGAGAAACCACTTTCTGAAGTACCAGAAATGTCTAGATTATTCCTAAAATTAATATCCTCATAAAAATCCAATCGCATATTAGATAGACTTTGATCGGACAAATCAAATTCTAATACATTTCCCCTATTAACAGTAATTGGTGGATTTATTTTTGCAAGATAGTAAGTGCCCAATGAAACAGAAGACATGACAATTGCATTAGATTCTTTAACATCGCTAAGATATCTACACAATTTAATTCTATCTGGGGCATCCTTCAATACATAATAAATTTCATTATCAACCAATCCACCAATTGTATTTCCATTTGCATAGTAAACTACTTTATCTCCACTATTAAATTTCTGAGTATCAATTTTAAAGCTTGTCAAATCATTAGAGAAAGTAGTACTAGAGAATGATACTCGTTCGGTCGTTATTTTTAAAATAACAGGATCATATCTAAGAGCCACTCTTTCAAGTTGTTTTGGTAGACTTGTAAGAGATACAAGATCACCAGTAGACAGTCCGTGGTTATTTGTTGTTTTTACTGATGCACTATAATTCTCTGCAACGGCTGTTATCTCTGGGAATGTAGACGTAAATGAATGTGCATATCCAACTTCTTCACCTTGTCCAAAGAAATATACTGCATTTCCTTCCGTGGGGAAACCAACGGTAGAAATACCAAGATAATCTACACCCAAATTAATTGCATATACTTCAGTTCCAGCTGAAAGCCTCTCTGTTCCAATTCCACTGGTAGATCCATATCCAGTTGACGAATAAACAATGCTAGATCCACCAATCCCTGGATTATAAATTAATTTCTGTCCAGTATAGTATGGATGATTTTTTACATAAATTGATTTTTCTGGTACAAATCTATTAGTAATGGTTTGGGTAGTTGTTGTGCCAATTCCAGTAGAAGTTATTCTATAATTCGTTCCAGTAGAACCAATGCCAATAGTATAATGAGGATCAAAGAATCTGACGTTATTTTCAAATGTAGCATAATTAATTCCCTTTGGAATATAATACTCAAACTTAGTAGGTAATAATTTAACATTATTTGTTCCACTAGTATGTGTTAATGAAACTCCTACTTGGCGGTTTACTCCCAATCTAGAAAACTGTTCATCAATCGAAGTAACTCTCATCACTTCGGTTCCAATGCCAATTACATCATTAATGGAAAATCCTCGTACATCAGTAACTGGGATGTAAGTTGATATTCCAGTTGTATTTGAATTTGGAAGATATTCAGTTAGTCCTACACTTCTTTTCAGAACACTAAGTTTACGTGGGCCTTCAATAATAGAAAGACGAGAAGTGGAAAGTCCACTGATGATTACAGTTTCTCCGTCAGAGAATCCATGTGGATCCGTAGTAACTCCAATGATTCTATTATTAATCACCTGCATTTTGACATCTGTAATTGTAGAGACACCTACATTAATAATCTCGATCGCCTTTCCTTTAACGTGAGAAATTACAACGTTTGTACCCGTACCATCAGTTCCAGTATTGTCTAACTGCAATACTTCACCAACTCTGTATCCACTTCCTGGCGAAAATACTGTTACGGATCCAATACCAGATGTTTTGATGTTGGTTACTTTGAATTCCTGTTTTGCTGCATCAGTTACTTTATCGATTACATCATAGTTACTGCCGGAACTATTCAAATAATAAGGTCCAACATTTCTAATTAAATTAAATTGGGTTATATCCAAATCTTGATTAAAGTTTGAATCAAAATTTTCCAATAGTGGTTGATCTTTAAAATACCTTCCCATAACATATGGGAATTTGGGAACAGACACTCCACTAGAATCAATATCTACGGTATAAAAATATGCATATATTCCATCTGGAAATTCGGGAGTAATGCAATATCTACCATTATGCTCATCTAGGTCCCCAGATGCATTGTAATAAAAATCATCAACGAAATATCCAGGGGTAAATCCTGGTGGTCGTATTCCAGGTTTTGTAGTAATATCTAATTCATAACTACTGGTTATTCTTCGAATAGATCCACTCGTAGCACCAGAAAATCCATATGGACCATAAATTGGATTTCCATCATAGGCCCATCCAAGAATAGGCGAGTGATTCGAACTAGTCGTAAGTTCTATATTACCAGAATCAATATTATCACTTAACTGGAATCTTAACTTATTGGGGAAATATAAGGATATAAATTGAAGTCCCCTATCATTGGGTTTTGTCAATAAAGCATCTTCATTATTGATTAAAGTTGAACTTTTTATCTGTTGATTAATAGTCCATTTCGTAACATCAGCAATAAATTTAGCATCTGTTCCTCTATTTCTCAATTCTAATCCAGTAGTAGCTGGATTATAGTTTAGGCCTCCATCTATAATTTTAACAGATTGCAATTTTCCATTTTCAATAACAGGAATTAATTGAGCAAAAACTCCCTTTTCCGTGTTATCGTATACTATAATTTCCGAATCTTTTCTATATCCAGATCCACGAGCAAGAATTTGAACATCAAGAATACTACCATTAACAATAATTGGTTTTATCAAAGCTTTTGATGTTACAGTAGATATACCAACATTTGGTCTTCTATGATAATTGATAATGTTTGTGCATCCATATCCAATACCATTATCTTCAATATAAACACTTTGAATTGAACCAAGCACTATTGGATCAATTTCAGGTTTTACGATACCCGTAGAAGAGATGCCAGCAAGAGTCTCTACATTAATCCTAATAGGTGGATATTTAATAATATGAGTTCCATTCCCGACTCCAGAGATTCTTGCATATTTTTTTGAAGTAAAGTTGCCAGGCGTTCTAGAAGTCTCAACTCCAGCATTAGAAAGTTTAAACTTATCGTTGTTTATCTTGTGTACATAATATTCTGTAGTTGTAGATAATCCATTGGCAGAAGTTCCAATATAATCATAGACTACGATTTCACCATCCAAAAATCCATGACCTGGGGCAAAAAAGTAATTATCAGCTGTACTAATTCCAGTTTGAGTATCCCCATTAACTGGTCTTGCAGGAACTCTAATTTGTTTATTAGAATATCCCTCTCCAGAATCTTTTACATATATTTTTGTAATTGTATTCTTACTGTTTAGAGTTTTGAAGTTATGAAATCCTAAACTAACAGATCCAATGTTAACTGTATTGATACCAGAAATAGCATCCTTTGGTGTGATATGTAAGGAAATGGTATATGGATCTACTGGTCTAGCATAGTAACTGGAATCATCTACCAGTCCACCTATAGCAGTATTTCCACCAGAATCATAAATTATCTCTTCGCCTAATTCAAAATTATGTTTGATTGGGAAATCAATAGTATCAGAAGAAACGTTTACTGAATTTCCATCAGCTTTAAATGATACAATGATTCTACCCCTAACTAAATTGGACTCCAGTACTGCTCCACGTCCATTACCACCAGAAACAGTTATTTTTGGTTTTTCCTGATAACCAATACCAGGTGTTATTAATTTAATTTCTTTAAATGATCCAACTACGTTTGCATAAGCTTTTGCGCCTGTACCAAGGTCATCTTGGATGACTATTGGTGGACCATTTATAACATCATAATCTTTACCTGGATTTGTAACTTTGATAGATTCTATTTTTCCAAAAAATATTTCTTCGTCAAATACAGTAGATGGATACAACTCTACTCCATTTGCCATGAGACCTATTGGTCTGTTACTTGTAGTTCTTTTTGACTTATCATCAAATAATGTAACTTCTTTAGTATATGGAAATTTTCCTAATAACTTTTGATGGGAAGCATTCTTGTTTTCGAATCCAGATTTGTAAATATATTGTCCAGGAAGATCCGACTTAATGGGGACATATTTTTTAGCAAAAACGTCTGTATTACTATAAGATAATCTAAACTGGGTTCTATTAACAGAAGTAACAAAATAAACGCCAGTAGACAATCCACTGTTAGTGGTATTATTCCAATAAATTTTATCACCAGTAACTAAGTTATGATCAAAAGGAGTATTGTTTAATGGATCCAATGAACTGACAAGTGTCACTATTCCATCTTGATTTGATCCAGTTTTAATGAAAATTTTGTTGTCCGTCGCAAAAATAGGATAGTTAGGTATGCCACTAGTCGCAACATACATATTTTTTTCATCAAAGTCCAAATATGAGTTTTGTATACCCACAGAAATGTCGGAAAGTTGTGGAAAATAATTTGAGTTATGATTCGCTTTAACTACTATTTTTTCAATTTGATATGGATTTGATGGAAGAGTACCAGAAATCTGTACGATAATAGTATTTGATTTAATTTTTATTGTATCTCCAGAAGAATACTCAATACTCTTCACCACACCTCTAACTTTCTCATTATTGGAATTCAGAATATAAACTGATTCTCCAATGCTGAATACGATAGAATCATAAAGTTGCACTCTAAACGTATTTTGGTTTTGTTGAAGTACGTTTGATATGATATGTTTTGTTGGGACATTATAAACCCAACTATTAAATTTAGGATCATCAATTAAATCAAATCCAAAAGATGACAATACCAAAGTATCCCCAACCCTCATATTAGAAGTTTGAGTAGTTTCAACAGTATCAATAACATTTACCAACCTCAAATCTACCTTTGAAGTTTGACCTAAACCAACATAAGCATAAGCTAAGCGATCTTCTGTAATATCTGCACCAAAAGAAAATTCAGTTGTGACTCCAGAAACTCCCAAAAATTGATTGATTGTCTTATCTTGATAAGATATAGTAATATATTCGGATGTAGGTGTTGGTTTAATAAGAAGGTTTCCTGATCTCTCAAAACCTAAAGTAGAATCAACAAGAATAGCTGTAGAGTTTTGTGGAGTAGTTTCAATAATTTTTGTTTTTCCTGGCGCTACAAATTGGCCATCAAATGACGAGGAATCCAAAGATATCTCATAAAAATCTTTGTTTTTAATAGGTCTATATTCTACGTTATAAATTGAAGCACTTACAGTTCCAATTCCAGTTATATTTTGATATAAGAAATTGCCCTTCGATAAGATTGGATCACCAGTTCCAAAAATCTTTTCTACAAGAACATTCTTAGTTACAAAATAAGTATTATCTGAAGGTGTTAGAGTATATTCCTGTGGCTTAATAATTTGGATTTCTTCGCCGTACAGAATTTTGAAGAGTAATTTATATGAAGTATCTGTGCCTTTTGCGCTATAAAAATCTTTGGCTCTGGATAAGATATTGGCTAAGTTGATGCCCTCGATAAAATTTCTATTTTCAAATCCAGGTAAGAATTGACTTTTAAACTTTACAAATATTTCTTGCAGGAATAAATTACTTAAATTGTAAACAATACTTCCGGCTTCATGACTAGATGAATCTGTCAGGGAAAAACTCAAAAACTCAACATCAGTATCTTGAGATATTTGATCAATACCACTAAATCCCCTATAACAATCCTCAAACGTATTATCGGTTTTTCTAGTGTACGTAATTATTTCATCACCAATTTTCAATAACCCATACTGATCTGGCCAACCAATTGTAGAATTAACTACAATCGTACCATCACCTGGATTAATGGACTGCAGCAATACACCATATGGAATTAAAGTTTCTCTGTTAAATGATGTGCCCTTAGTATATTTGTCAATATTACTAGACAAATCTAGAACACCACCCTGGTGTTCCTGAGAGATGTAATAAGTCTCTAAAAATTCTCTGAATAGTGGAGACTCTTCATTTAAAAACGAAGGAATTTGGGATTCAATTAAATGTCCAACTTTAACTCTTTTTATTTCTGCTGACATGTTATTATCTCGTATATGATCCGTTTAGATAACTTGACGTTGTTATGTATTGAGTTGCGGAAGTATTTTCTCCAGAAGATACAACGTCCTGTAGAGTATTTACTCTGCTATTTGGAATGTCTACTTGCAAATACAAATCCCGCAAAGCAATAATATCATTAGAGTCTGGAATTGCTTCAATTTGAACAACTCCACTATCAAGAGAAGTTCCAGTTATTTTGACAACATCTAGGATCAATTCACCTTTCTCATAATCAACAGTTCCTGCATTAGTCTTAACAATAAGAGGAACATTATTTTCCAATTTAAAAAATATAAGTCTGCCCTTTTTACTATCTATTGGAATGTCACCAACATAAACCGTACCCTCCACGTTTGCATACGTAAATCCAGATGATTTGATACTAAATCCAGATCTTTTTTGGTGGAATTTATTACCAAAGCAAAGTTCGTAAGTAGCAAATTCATTAAAGGAAGGAATAAGATCTCTCCTCATTTTTATTTTAGTAATATTAGAAGTGATGCCTTTATCACTATCATCAATAAGACCAACAACTTTACTGTATTTAAATCTTCCACCGAAACTATTAACATCAGGTGATTCCGAATATGTAGTGAGTGTTTTAAGAACTTTAGTTCTTAATGCAGTTGGATCAGAAACACTGTTAGTATTATAATAAATTGTAGAATCAACTTCGACATACAGATAACTTAGGTCAATTAAAACTGGTTGAATTCCTGCAATAGAATATTGTTTAAGTTGTCTTAGAATATTGTTCTTCGTAATTTGAGACAAGAATTTACCATTTCTTGGTTTAATTGATATAAAAACTTTTCCATATTCTGGAGGATCTAATTCCTCTCCGCCATATGATGTAACTGATTGAACATTTGGATATATTGATGGGATAACGGCTTTATAATCATTCGCAGTAACTGCACGGAATTGAGCCGAGTATACTCTAGGTGCCAAATATTTTATAGATTCTACTGACTCAATATCATCCCCATCAACAGAAGATTGCGTAGTGGTAACAAAAGATATTCCACTTGTTACTGTCTGTCCTCTATCATCTTTTAAAACACCAGCGAAAGTAAAGTTACTTGCACCATTTGCTTCTTTGCCATTGGTTACAATATAACTTACTTCAATCGTACTGCCAGCTGGTGGTTTTCTACCTAAGATATTATCTCCGAATAGGATTTCATATTTTTCATCTTCAATTTCCTGAATAAGAAATACTTTAGAACTTGAGTTAACACTTAGAACATTACTATAATTTTCATATATTTCACTTGTAGATGAAGTAACCTTAACCCTAATGGATGTAGTATCTACATTTGGGTTTGGAATAATATATCTTTGGTTTGGTAAAGAGTAATCAACTGTAAAAGTTTTAGTTAAATAAATTCCCTCATATACTGGCAAATCAACAAATGTTGCTTTAAGGTCATCGTTTTTCGTAGTGACAAAATCTTCTGGTATTGAGTAGATGTAAGTGCCTGATTGAACACTACCCAATACTACTGGACCTGCTTTAAGAGTTACAAGTCTTGTATCATTATCTGATAAGTCTACAGTAAAAGTAATCGATGCTTTTGCTGATCTTTTCGATCTAGGAACATATCCGATATTCCTTGCAAGAGCAACTACATTTTCACGTAATGTTGCACTATCCAGAAAACATTCATTAACCGCCATGTTAGTGTTGTAGGCGGTGATGTATGTATTGTACGCAAGAAGATCTATAAGGGTTGTAAAATTAGAACCCTCAAAATCAAAATCAGTAAAATTTGAATTTGTTCTAAGATAGTTTTTGATCTGAATTTTAAGACTATCAAAATCTAAATTAGTGAACTGATTAAATGCCATTATATTCTAGTTGGTTGTAAGAGGAAATCTATTTCTTGAGCCGGGGCCGATTGGCCAACTATTGAATAACGAATCATTACAGACATTTCATTAGAATCAAATGGAAAAGATACTATGACCTCTTCCGTTATGATTCTAGGTTCAAAATTACTCAAAAGAGTTTCAATTTCAGATTGTATGGAATAAGCAACTTCAGGAGTTTGAATTTCAAATAAAGATCCATCCAAACTTGTTCCAAGTAAATGGTTAAAAAATCGTTCACCTATATTAGTTCTAACTAAATTCACTACAGATCTTTTAATAGCATCTTCATTCCTGAGTGTCACTACATCATTAGTCACTGGATGTCTAATAAAAGACAAACTAATATCTTTAAATCCCCTAGAAGTAGTTATTGATCGAGGAGTAAGTGCCATTTTTAGATTTTAATTACTATATCTATACGAGTTTTTTGGGATTTGTCCAAGATTGACCATAAACTGGTTCAGTGCCATACTCCCAATCATCATAATCTTCATCATTACGAATTGATTCATGCAAATTATTTTGTCTTTTGAGGTCATTCAAATGATCAAAATTAATTTCTCGTAAAACTTGGTCTGATTTTGGGTCAGTGATGAGATATTTTGTACCCCATTGAGACATCATGTAGTCTTTGTTAGTTTCTGGATTTGGGCTATTAGCCATAAATTCCTCCAAAGTTCCGTAATCAGAACTTTTAAGGAGGTTTCTATCTCCAAATTATATTTATTTACGATTTATCGACTAAAAATCCCTGTCTGAGATGATTTTGGTCTGCAATATAAGTCAAATCAGAATATTTTTCTTGTTCAGACTCATCCCACATAGGAATTGCAACGGTATTTCCATATCTAAAGTTCGGATTTCTGCGAAAATGGACCTCAATCAGTTTATTACCAATCATTTCGCAGTTAATCCACTCATAATTTTCAGTTAAAGAGGACAAAATCTCAGGGAATTCTATTTTTCGATCAACTTTTTCCCATTTTTCCCATTTGTATAGAGGATTTTCGGAATGTCTATGACCTAAAACGACTAAATCTAACTCTTTGTTGTGAAAATCTACACTTAAATGTTCACCATCGAATACTTCACACCAAAATTCAGCGGGATGAAAGTGATTTGTTGTGTTTTCTATCCACTCAATACGTGCATAACGACTCATTCCCATGATATTCATCGATGGGCGAACAATATAAAAGTCGGGCTTGGGTACAGTAGTCCCAGATGGACCACATGTATACCCCAAAACCCGACTCAGAATCAATTTATTGTATACCCAACAGTCTTGTGGATGGATGATTTCCCATTCCTCGTCATCTGTTGGGTACATTCAACCTGCGGCTAAAGGTGAATATGGACTTGGTTGTTGTTCAGTAGGTCCACTCTGGGAACCAACCACATAAGAGAACACTTGATTGTCATCAGATGTGGTTTCTGGTTCGTGTAGTGGACTTGTCTTGGAAGATGAATCAGCCATTTTTAGTACGGTTATTTTATTTTTATTTATTTACCTTGACCACGATACCGTTTTCCTCTCGAATTACGACTCGTGGCCGCATAGTTAGTATTCTTACTCTGTCCTTGTCTTGTAGTCTTGGGTTTGCCTTCTACATACCCAGATCCAGATTTACCAATTTTCTTTACAGCCATATCATTCTTAAGAGTGGTTTACGACGGTTTTTTTAACGCGCTTTAGAATCAGATAATACGAGTCTTTTCATGACCCACGCGAATCAGAGGATTACACCAAATCTCATAACCCGCTGCGAGTGCGTCAAGACAGAACGAGACATCCTCTCCGCACATATCTTGGACATCACCAGACTCAAACACTTGCATCTTCGGAGCGAACCAAGGATACTTCATCTCAGGATTCTCGAAGACACCGTGCTTAATCAGAACCCAACCAAAACCAGTATAGTCAACGGTAAAGGGCTTACGACGACGTGAAATAGATTCAACAGTCTCGTGATTCATGACTCCGCCGTTCTTCGCAAAATCATCCTCTTCCAGCCAGTGAGCAACGGAAGTCGTTTTGCCGTCTTCGGTACAATACCAACCACATGCAATATCCTTATCCATCCACACCAGTTTATAGAATTGCTCGACATCGAAGACGATATCGGAGTCAATCCACAGTTGGTAATCGTAGTTCAGTTTACCATCCCAAGGAAGTTGATCAGGTCCACGAAGAACATTTGCACCGAGAACTTTACAACGTGCAAAGTTTACCATCGATGAATAATCTTGAGAAATCTGAATCGATGCACCATTCTGTACCAGATCGAAACACATCTGTACGAATGATTTCAGATACGTATATGAGACACCTCGTCCAGGAAGACAAAAGACAATCGATTTGCCTTTGATCATTTCTTTTGCTGCTGCCAAATCGAAATCATCTTCGACTTTCTTTGGAGCTGGTGCGTTTGCTTTTACAGTAAATCCTTTAGCCATAACATTGAATAGTAACGAATTAATTTTACCACAGCATCTTCAAGATTGCAATGGTCATGCGTGATTATTTATTGGAACGATCTTGATCTTCTCATGACGTAATTCGTCATTCTGATACCAATCAAAATATTCTCGTACAAAATCTAATTTATGATCTAAATCTTCTTTTGCACAATTCTCAATAATAAGATGTTTGCCAAGATAGACATTATACATATTGATCTTCCAATAATGCTAACAGGTCTTCCAGTTCATCTTTTAAACTTGAATTTAAAATCAATTGATTATCGTTTTCAAGTCTATATGAGATTGTTTCGATCATTAGATCAAGATCGTAGGTGTTTAACTTAAGATCTATTGTCATATGATTCTCTTAACATAATCAAAATGTATGTATATGATTACACTTTTCAATCAATAAGAAGACTCTTCTCTGATAGGGGAGAAGTCAACAGGTTGAATCTGATGATCAGTGAGATTAATCTCATTATCTTTAATCTTTGATTCTAGTTCCTCAGTGGTTAAACTGTGGTCGATAAGTTTGTTATCGTTCTGATAGACGTGAAACTTGATCATGTGCAGATCTCAACTCTCCATAAAGTATGTATTCGAGTTTCTCTGAGCGACCTTGTAGGGTTTTTACAGCCGGCAGAAATTTTTTTAGAATCCTTATATCTCGCTCTCGATTTTGGTCCGTTGTAGGTTAGGGTAGTTAGCGTTTTTATAACCGCATCATCGCGCCCCCGCGCTACACATAAGACCGCAGAATTAACTGCTCAAATGCAGTATAACATAAGACCCCCAGAGTGTCAAGAACTCCGAGGGTCTGTGCTATACTCAAGCGGCCTTAGATGCCTTGTTGTTCTTACTCACTGCTGCGGCATCAGCAATAGCACCATGAAGGAATGCCCCTTTGGGAGCAGCTGGTGCCCAACCCTGTCGAGCAGCCTTTGCACCTTTGTGAGAGGTAGGCAGAACCGTGTAACGGATGCTACCCTGTGTGTCAGCAATCAGCAGATCGAGTTTAGAAGCGGT